CAATTACAAAAGTTTAAGAATGTAAAACAGTTTAGTCCTATACAAAAGAAAATGGTAACTGATAAAAATCCTAGAACATATCTATTTAATCATATTATGAGAGGAGATAGTAGTGATGGTATACCAAATGTACTATCTGCTGATGATACTTTTATCAGTGAAAAGAATCAAACACCACTAAGACAAAAGAAAATAGATGAATGGCTAGAAAATTCAGATAACTTAAGAGATACAATGACAGATGATATATATCGTAACTATCAAAGAAACAAAAAACTTATAGATTTATCTGATATTCCAGAAGAGATACAAGAAAGTATTATAAATAATTTTAATGGTCAAACAAAAACGCCAAATATGAAAGTATTAAACTATTTAATAACAAAAAGATGTACTAACTTGATTGAAGTCGTGGAGGAATTTTACAATGTCTAGAAAATTAATATCGGAAGTTTTAACTGAGGCAGGTCAACTGTCCAAAAAAGAAGAACGAATCAAGTTCTTAAGAATGAACAAATCACCTGGTCTAACTGATATACTTAGAATCAATTATGATGAAACTATTGTATCTGCTTTACCTGAAGGAGCTCCATCTTATAAACAAGATGATGCACCAAAAGGTTATGAGTATACAAGACTAAATAAAGCATATACACAATTTAAGTATTTCTTTAAAGGACCAATAGCAAATAAAATGAAGCCTCTAAAAAGAGAAGGTTTATTTTTAAATTTGCTTGAATCACTCAATCCAGAAGAAGCTGAATTACTTATTGCAGCAAAAGATAAAAAAATGAAATACAAGGGTATCACTAAAAAATTAGTTAGTGATGCATTTCCAAATTTGATAGTTAAATAGGAGGTTAACGCTTTTATTATGATAATAGAATTTAATTTTAACTTTATAGGAGAAACTATGTTTGTTCAAATTGAAAGACTAAAGAAAGATATTTCTGAAGCAGTATATTATCAAAGAAGATTACTAAAGAAAGGAAAACATGTATTAGCGTACAAAATGGGAAAAAAGATTGACTATATGTCCCATGCGCTCAGTGAGATGAAAAAATACAAATAACAGTTTACATTTACCACGTTTTGTGGTATAATATATATTATGATACAAATACTACGCGAAATAACGGACTGGGGTGACCAGCAAATATCAAACGGCGACTACTACGTTAACAGCCACGGATACCTTATAGGCTATATGCCTAAAGGTGGCGCTTACAAAGAGTTCAAAACTCCTATGAAGCAGTTTTCGAAATCAAGACGCAAATTCAAACTTATTGGCGAATGGCCTGAAGAATTGCCAGATGGAGCAATCACTGTCAAAGGTAGCAATGGTAATACATATACTATTGTCAATGACAAATGTTCATGTCTTGGCTTTAAATTTAGAGGCAGTTGTAAACACATGGAGAAAGTAGCATGAATATATTCATACTCGACAATGACCCAGTGATTGCAGCTCAAGACCAATGTGACAAACATGTCGTCAAAATGATTGTTGAATCAGCTCAAATGTTATCAACGGTTCATCGTATGCTAGATGGCGTAATGGAAAGAAGACCATCTAAATCAGGCTCAATGTTACAATATTGGAAACTACTTGATGAAAGAGAAGATGTCTTATACAAAGCATGTCATTTTAATCATCCATCTACTATATGGACTCGTGAAGGCTGTTGTAATTACACATGGCATTACAATCATTTTATTGCACTTTGCGATGAGTATACATATAGGTATGGTAAAACACATTCAACTGATACTAAACTGCGTGAAGCACTTAAACATCAGCCTAACAATATTAAAACAGGCAAAACATCATTTAAACTTGCAATGGGTTCAAATCCTGAATGTGTTGTTACTGGACTTGGTGGAACTGATGCAGTTGAATCATACAGAAACTTTTATCATACAAAACAAGACAGATTTAAAATGCATTGGACAAAAAGACCAATACCAGAATGGTTTACAGTTAAAAAACTAGGAGTAGTATAAATGCCCACATATGAATTTAAAAATACAAAGACAGGCGAAGTGTTCGAAAAGTTTATGTCTTATGATAATAAAGTTAAATTCTTAGAAGAAAATCCAGATGTTAAGTCACACTACACAACATTGAATATAGACCATGACGGTGGAAAATCTATATTATCAAGAGCAGGTTCTGGTTGGAAAGAAGTACAAGATAGAATTAAATCAGGAATGCCTCCTAGATTAAGAGACAATATTAAATCAAAATAATGAAACCTAGCAAACTAAGATTAGAACATTTACAAAAACTAAAAGCTTTAACTAAGAATCAAGAGAAAGTATTTGATTCATATGAAGCTGGTCAAAATCTTGTATTAAGTGGTTCAGCAGGAACAGGTAAAACTTTTCTTGCTTTATATTTAGGACTTAACGATATATTAAATAAGAATAATACAATGCAAAAAGTTGTAATTGTAAGAAGTGCGTTGCCTACAAGAGATATGGGATTCTTACCTGGAGAAAAAGAAGAAAAAGAAGCAGCATATATGGACCCATATATTTCTACAGTGAATGAATTATTTAATGATAAAGAAGGTTGGAAAAAAATGATATCATTTAAAAATATTGAATTTATTACAACATCTTTTATACGTGGTATTACATTAAACGATAGTGTTATTATTGTAGACGAAGCACAAAACTGTAATTACCATGAGTTATGTAGTATTATAACAAGAGTTGGTAAAAACTGTAAGTTAATTTTATGTGGAGATTATTATCAAAGTGACTTTGTAAAAGAGACTGATAAAAGCGGTTTATATTCTTTTATAAATATTATTAATAATATGAAAAGCTTTGACCACATAGAGTTTAGTTGGAAAGATATTGTTCGTAGTGGATTGGTTAGAGATTTTATTATGACTAAAGAAATGTTAGAAAATGATAAGCTATGAAAAAATCTAAAGAAGAAAAAATATTACAGGTAGTTAATCTATCACCGTCAGAATCATGGGTTGAAAAAATACATGATGTACATCCAATGAGGCAAATAGCAATTGCTTCTGTTGTACAAGTATGTGTATTTGGATTTATGATATTGATGTTTTGGATTATCAATCAATTTGTGAGTCATTAATATGAAATTTATACATGAGCCTAAAGACTTAGGCTATAACGATTTGAAAGCTGTTACAGGAGATAGCGGAAGATTTTACTCAGACCCAGAAGGAAATAAGTACGCATCAGTTACGACAGTCCTTTCAATATTATCAGAAGATGCAATACGAGCCTGGCGCGCACGTGTAGGAGAAGAAGAAGCTAATCGTATATCAAGACAAGCCAGTTCTCGTGGTACAACTGTTCATAATATTATTGAAAAATATATTGCTAATGACCCTGATTATATTAAAGATGAAATGCCACATAACATACAAACCTTTAAAGATGTTCAACCAATATTAGATGAAAGTGTCACAAAGGTATATCAACAAGAAGCACCATTATTTTCTAAGCATTTAGGATTAGCAGGTAGAGTTGATTTAGTTGGTCAGTGGAAAGGTGTAGATTCTATTATCGATTGGAAGACATCTCGTAAAACAAAAAAGAAAGAATGGATATCTAATTACTTTATGCAATGTTCTGCATATGCTATTATGTGGGAAGAAAGAACAGGTCAACCTATAAAACAATTGGTTGTTTGTATTGCAGGAGATGAAGGCCCACAAGTATTTGTAGAAGATAGAGATAATTGGACAAAAAAATTAATTGAAACGATTAATGAATATAAACGAAGAAAACTATTTGGGAGATAAAATGAATTATTTACTAGAAGCATTATGCAAAAAATTAGAAGGTGAGATAGAAGTTGCAAAGGCAAATGTGATGGTATACCAAAGAAGTTCAGTTGGTATAGGTGAACATCCAGATATTGTTGAAGCTATTGAAACACAAGTATCTAAAATGGCGGAAGCAGAAGATAAATTAGAAACAATAAAAAGACACTTTAAATAGTTTTTTATTATAAATAGATATTTACATTTATAAAAAAGCGTGGTATAATATCTATATGAAAAAGTTTAGAGATTTTTTAGCAGAAAAGGCAGGTAAAGGTTTAACAATCTTTGATATAGATGACACTATGTTTGTGTCAAAAGCTAGTGTTATTGTAAGAAATAAAAATACTGGCCAAGAAAAAAAGTTAACACCAATGGAATTTAATTCTTATAAACTTAGAAAGAATGAAGAGTATGATTTTGGTGAATTTAAATC